ACGGAACAAACGTTGTAGTTCCTTCATCACATATTGCATTAAGATCATTAGCATTTAATGATCAGGTGGCATTCCCATGGTTTGCACCAGCAGGCTTCCAAAGAGGTCTTGTAAGTAATGCAACAGCAGTTGGTTATGTTGATCCAACATCAGGTGAATTTGTTCCTGTAACATTGAACGAAGGTCAAAGAGATACATTGTATCAAAACAAAGTCAACCCTATTGCACAATTCCCAGGAAGAGGATTGGCAGTATTTGGCCAGAAGACCTTGAATCCGAATGCTTCAGCATTGGATAGAATCAATGTTGCTAGACTTATGGTTTACATCAGAGAAAGACTTGACGATATCGTTAAGCCATTTATCTTTGAACCAAACGATGAAGTCACAAGAGCAAATGCAAAATCTGTTGTTGACGGGTTCTTGGATCAATTGATCATTCAAAGAGGTTTGTTTGACTTTATCACAGTTTGTGATGGAACAAACAACACTCCAGCAAGAATTGATAGAAACGAACTTTACATTGACATTGCTATTCAGCCAGTCAAAGCAGTTGAGTTCATCTACATTCCGATCAGAATCCAAAACACATTGGGTCAAACAGCGGAGTAACATTGTAACTCTCATAAAAAGGCGTCTTTTAGGCGCCTTTTTTTTGTCATTTAAAACACCTTTTAATAAATTTCACTATTATTTGATAAATAAGTGTAACGATAAGCCAACATTGGCTTACGGGTAATTAGGAGAAATAACATGGCAGACGAAAACGCACAAGTAACTACTAAGAGTAAATTTGGTGTTCCAGTAACTGCAAACGAAGCAGGCATTTTGATGCCTAAGTTGAAATTCCGTTTTAGGGTTTCTTTATTAAATGGCTTCGGCGGCTTACAGGAAACTAAAAAGTTTACTCAAAATGTAATGAACGTTACTCGTCCTAAAGTAAACTACGAAGAAGTAGTTATTGACAGTTATAATTCTAAAGTTTATGTTCAGGGTAAACATACCTGGGATCCAATTACAGTGGTGATTAGAGACGATATTACTAACAGTGTTTCAAGAATTGTTGGTGCTCAAAATCAAAGACAATTGAATCATTATGAACAAACATCTCCAGTGGCTGGTGAAGATTATAAATTTAATATGCAAATAGAAATATTAGATGGACAATCGTCTGCTCCTACTGAAGTTTGGAACTTAGAAGGCTGTTTCTTAACTAACGTAGATTATAGTGATTCTGATTATGCAACTAACGAACCTGTTACAGTTTCAATGACTGTAAGATACGACAATGCTATACACCTTAAAGGCGCAAGCACTATCGTTCAAAGTCTTGAATCAGGTAATCCGTTTGATGCAGGACAGACTCCAGGCGGCAGTAACAACATTGGTGCCTAATACTTAATGTATTAGTAGTAAAAAATTATGGCATTTGAAAATATTTTTAGCCAAGTAGTCGATGGTGTACTAGCCTCCCAGATGTATAATGGCCGCCCTAAGTCACAACTTAGTCAGGCTGAGATAGATGGGGCAGTACCAAATCAATACTATTTGCATGATTATAAAAATGCTAACAGATTTAAACCGGCAAACACGCCCGTACGTCAAAAGTTCAATGGATACGTCAACTTTACTTTTAACAGTGAAGTTGACGTTGACTTTTTAAATGATGCAGAATTCAGAAATACTCTGAGCAGTTTAGTTAAAACTGCTCAATTTCCTACTGCAGAATTTCAAACAGACGTAAAAAATCAGTACAACAGAAAAAGAATAACTGTTAGTGGTGTCGAGTTTAAACCTATTAGCATAACAGCATATGACACAGTGGACAGCATGTGGGTTGTCCTACTGATGAAAATGTATTCACATCTTTTTCAAAATCCATTAAACAAATATTCAGTAAATGGAGATAATGTATCTCCAAAAACATTAGACTATGATGTTGTTCCAAAATCGGTTGCGTCAGGTGGTACAGAATCTACTGGTAGTTTTAATAGACCATTTGATAGTAACAGAGCCGGATTAAATTTACAGCCCGGCAAGCAAAGGAACTTCATTTCACACATGGATGTAGTTCAATATCACGGTCAAAAAGCAACAAAGTTTACATTGTTTAATCCAATGATCACAAGTTTTGAGATAGAAGCAATTGATCATGCTGATTCTCAACCGAGTTTAATAACTATGAACATAGATTATGAAAATTTCACAATGCACCCAAAAGTGAATGATTGGATTTCGGAAGACGAATTAAAAAGATTTAGTGACTTCAACAAAGGCGAATGGCAGTTAGCACAAAACGGTAATGCAAACGCCGCAAATACACCTGGAGGAAGTAATCCTGCTAGTGTACCAATTAGCATGTCTACCAGAGGGCTCGACTTTTTAAATGGAGAAGGCGACCAAAAAATTGGTAGAACAGATCAAGTAACATTTTTAGATGCGTTTAGTAATAGTGAGTAACTATGAAAAGTTTATACGAAACATTTGGCAATGAAATAAACTTTGAAATTCGCAAAGATAAAATAGTACAATTTTTAAAAAACAATACTGTAAATTTTCCATTGCCAGAAGCAAGTGTAGAAATACTTGCTAACATGCTAGGTCAAGAAAATCAAGGAATAAATCCTGATACATACAATATTGTTTACAACAGACTAACAGACATTGGTTTTAACAAAACTACTGCAAAAACACTAGCAGTAGCACTTATCAAAATATCAAAACAACAAGGTGTACACCCTATTTCATATTTTGAATTAAATGAAGAAAGTATAAAATTAGCGGAAAACACTTATAGGGCAATAAACAAGATACGACCTAAAGGAAATTTAATTGGTGTAACAGTTAGTCAATCTAACAAAAAAAGTAAAATAGCAAAATCAATTAGACCTTAGGAGTTTTATGCCTAATAAATATCATCAAGGATTATATACACCACAGAATCCACAAAAATTTATTGGGGGGAAAGCACCCTTTGCTCGCAGTAGTTGGGAATTAGCATTCATGCGTTTTTGTGATAGTCATCCTAACATATTAAAATGGGCAAGCGAAAATGTCAAAATACCTTATAAACATCCTTTCACAGGAAAAATAACAAATTATGTTCCTGACTTCATGGTACAATATCAAGATAAAAATGGTAAAACGTTGGTTGAACTTATAGAAATTAAACCAAAAAGTCAAACAGTGTTAGAAAATGCAAAAGGCACACACGATAAAGCCTCCACTGCTATAAATGCAGTTAAATGGCACGCCGCCACAGAATGGTGCAAAGCCAAAGGTATACGATTTAAAGTTATCACGGAAGATCAAATATTTCGTAAACCGGCAAGAACTACCAAACAACGAAAAAAACCGAGATGATGAACAAAAGAATAGTTTTTGCTGGAGATAGTTGGTTTTGGACATGGTCAGCAAATTTAAAATCAAACTTTGTAAGAAAAAATCGACAGATTAGTTTTTTTGAACTTTTCTTCAAACAACATTGGTTAGATATCAAGACTTTAAATAAAAATGGGAGTGAACTAAACGAAACAATAGATATAATAAATCACTTTAATCCTCGAAAAAATGATATATTAGTTGTTTTTGTGTCTAGTCCTGTACGATCATCTGACACATTTTTTAAATACAATATAGATACAAATAATTATGATAACTTTTTAAATCAATTTATTGACTTATACACTATCCAATTTAAACATTTAGACGAGTGGAGTAAAAAACATAAGATACCAGTAGTATTACTTGGTGGCCAAAGCCCAATAATAGGAGAGACATTTGATTTATACTCACCAGGTAGATTCTTAGCATATGATATAGCAAGAGAATATGTTAAAGTTACAAGAAATGACATTAAGGAACTAGAAGATATTGGTCCATTTGCGTTACATAACAATTGGTATAAGGAAGTGTCTGAAGATTGGAACCCAAAAATAATAGAAAAGATACACAGCGATTTTTATACGTTTAGTTCTTTTGTAGAAAATAAAGGACAAGTGTTATTTTACCCTGACCCCGGGCATTTTAATTTAACAGGACAACAATTTACACTTGACTATCTTTTCAGATATCTTAAAGAACAAAATTTATACGGATAAATACTAGCATGACTAAAAAATTAGAAGAAGAATTTAATTTGCCTCCTATTGACGAAGTTCGAGATCATGACGATTCGATTTCAAATATAGAAAAATTCGATGTAGAAATCAAAGATGTTGAAGAAGCATTGAGTATTGCAGAAAAAATTGATCTTGCATTAAAAAATGTTCAAGGCCTAGCAGATCATGATTATGAAATGGATGATATTGCACAACAAGCAGTTGACAGTTATCAGCAATTGATGAACTTAGGTATGAATGTTAGCGACAGAGATGCAGGCAGTATATTTGATAGTGC